GGGGGGGGATCACCCGGAATTGCCGCAGACAACTGTGTGCTGCTTATGTGGGCAACGTATCCCATGATGCGGGAGGCGTTGTTCCTGATAGACGCATGGGGGTTTACCTACAAAAGCATTGCGTTTCAATGGGTAAAGCAAAACAGGAGCGGCAACGGTTACTTTTTCGGACTGGGACGCTGGACGCGGGGCAACACGGAGCCGTGCCTGCTGGCAGTCAAGGGCAAACCCAAACGCGCGTCGAACGCCGTCAGTCAGCTCATTATGTCACCGATCCGCGAACACAGCCGCAAGCCGGACGAAGTACGCGACCGCATCGTGGAGCTGCTGGGAGACTTGCCGCGCATAGAGCTGTTTGCCCGCGAGGCGGCGCCCGGCTGGGACTGCTGGGGCAAAGAGGCTCCAATAAATGGGGTGTTCCGCTATGATGATTAACGACAGAAAAATAATCATATCTGTGGGCAACCACCGACGCAGTGTAAACTGGCAGCCGCAGACCCTGCTGCTGTCCGAATTGTACGAAAAACTCCGCGTACCGGCGCGGGGAACGGAAACCATGCAGGAATACCTCGCGCTGCGCAAGTCTGAACAGGATGATCGCAAAGACGTGGGCGGGTATGTGGCCGGCTCCCTTGCCGGAACGCGCCGCAAGGCGGGCGCAGTGACCGGCAGGGACGTTGTAACCCTTGACCTTGACACCATACCCCCAGGCGGCACGGAGGACGTTCTGCGGCGCGTGGAGGGGCTGGGGTGCGGTTACTGCATATACAGCACCCGCAAGCACTCCCCCGCTGCCCCGCGCCTGCGCGTTCTGATCCCGCTTGACCGCACGGCAACCGCAGACGAATACGAACCCATAGCCCGCCGCATGGCTGAATATATCGGCATGGAGTTTGCCGACCCTACCACGTTTGAAGTAACGCGGCTTATGTACTGGCCCAGCTGCTGCGCAGACGGCGAGTATATTTACACCTATCAGGACAAAGGGATGCTGTCCGTGGACGGGGTGCTGGCAACGTATAAGGACTGGCACGATGTCACCGAATGGCCGCAGGCTGTAGGCGAAAAGAACCACGCCAAACTTGCCATGCGGCAGGGCGATCCCCTTGCTAAAAACGGTGTTGTAGGCGCATTCTGCCGCACTTATGACGTCTACCGCGCAATGGATGTGTTCCTGCCCCATATTTACGAGGCTGTGGACACCATGCCGGGGCGATACACCTACCTGGGCGGCAGCACTACGGGCGGCGCAGTGGTCTATGATGACGGCAAATTTCTTTACAGCCACCACGCCACCGACCCGTGCAGCGGGCGGCTGGTCAACGCCTTTGACCTCGTGCGCCTGCACAAGTTTGAGGGGCTGGACGATGACGCCGTACCCGGAACCCCTACCAACCGCCTGCCGTCCTACACGGCTATGTGTGAGCTTGCCGTAGCGGACGCCGGCGTGTCTGCCCTTATGGCGCAGGAGCGCGTACAGGCGGCGGCAAGCGACTTTGCAGACGTGGGCAGCACCGGCACCGCAGAGGGCGCAGACGCGCCCACAGACGGCGAAACACAGCCCAGCATGGACTGGGTTGCCCAGCTGACCGTAAACAAGCAGACGGGCGTAATTAAGGCTACCATCGACAACGTTTGGCTGATCCTTGAAAACGACCCGAACCTGAAAGGCAAGTTTGCCCTTAACGAGTTTGCTGGGCGCGGCGAGGTGCTGGGCGCCCTGCCGTGGGAAAAGCGCAGCAAACGCCGCCTGTGGGACGATAACGACAACCAGGGGCTGTACTGGTATATGGAAAAATACTACAACATTACCGGCAACGGAAAAATTGACGGGGCGCTGTCCCTGCACAGCGTCAAGCACAGTTTCAACGAGGTGCGCGACTACCTGAACAGTTTGCAGTGGGACGGTACGCCGCGCCTTGACACCCTTTTTATTGACTATCTGGGGGCGGCTGACGAGCCGTATATCCGCACTGTGACGCGCAAGGCGTTTACCGCCGCCGTGAGCCGCGCCATGACCCCCGGCTGCAAGTATGACACGATGGTTATTCTGTCCGGCCCACAGGGCATCGGCAAAAGCACCCTGCTGGATAAAATGAGCCGGGGCTGGTTTAACGACAGCATCCGCACCTTTGAGGGCAAGGAGGCAAGCGAACTGCTGCAAGGGGTGTGGATCGTGGAAGTGGGCGAACTGGACGCATTCCGGCGCACGGACGTTGCGCGGATCAAACAGTTTCTTTCCCTGCGGGCGGATCGTTTCCGCGCCGCTTACGGCCGGCACGTCAAAGAACTGCCGCGCTGCTGTGTCTTTTTCGGCACGACCAACACAACGGAATATCTGCAAGACCGCACCGGAAACCGCCGCTTTTGGCCTGTGGACGTAGGGCAGCAGGAGCCGAAAAAAAGCGTCTGGCGCGACCTGGACGATGACATCGATCAGCTATGGGCGGAGGCAACTATGCGCTGGCGGGCCGGCGAGGCGCTGTTCCTTACCGGCGAAGTGGAAGAAACCGCAAAGACCCGGCAGGAACAGCACCGGGAGATCAGCACCCGCGAGGGCATTGTGCTGGACTTCCTGGAACGCGAGGTGCCGGAGGACTGGCAAAGCTGGCCGCTGGACAAGCGCCGGATGTTCTGGGCGGGCAGTATCACCGGGGAGCTGAAACTTGTGCCGCGTGATAAGGTTTGTGCCCTTGAGGTGTGGTGCGAGGCGTTCAACGGATCGCAGAAAGAAATGAAGTACACCGACACCACAGAGATCAACGGGATACTGGAAACGGCAAAGGGCTGGGTGCGATCCAGGAATGGCATCCGCTGCGGATACTGCGGGCTGCAACGCGGTTTTACACGGTGCTTTTAGCCGTTACATTGCCTGTTACATCTGGGTGTTACATCTTCTTTGAATGTAACAGGCGCCCGTTACATCGTTACATTGGTGTTACATTGAATGTAACGGGCAAAACCCTTGTAAACACTGGCTTTGAGGGCTGTCTGTTACATTGTTACATTCATTTCTATTAAGTACTAAAATAGAGAGATTAGAGAAAATAGAGAGTATTTTACACGCCTAATCCGCCTGATCCGCGCATATTACGCGCGCGATGTAACTAATGTAACACCCCTGTTTTTGATTGATTTTGGAGGTACGAATATGCGGGAAAGCGATATTGAACGCCGCCTTGTGCAAGGGGTGAAAAAGCTGGGCGGCAAGGCGTATAAGTTTGTCAGCCCCGGCAACGTTGGTGTGCCTGACCGGCTGGTTGTTCTGCCGGGAGGCGTAGTCCTGTTTGTGGAAGTCAAAGCCCCGGACGGTCGGCTGTCCCCCAACCAGCGGCTGCAAATGCGGGAGCTGACCCAGATGGGGGCGCACGTTTTTGTAGTGTGGGACGCCGGGGACGTAGACGTATTTTTACAAGCCTGCCGCGACAGGTACATGAAGTGAGGGATGCTGAATGATTTATGAACCGTATCCGTACCAGCAGTATTGCGCGGCGCGGATTGTAGCGGACGCCGCCGTGGGGTTGTTTTTAGATATGGGACTTGGCAAGACCGTGATCACGCTGGATGCGATCAACACCCTGCGGTATGACCGCTGGGCGGTGCAACGGGTGCTGATCATAGCCCCCAAAAAGGTTGCCGAGGGAACCTGGACAAAGGAGGCGCAGAAGTGGGAACACCTGCGGCACCTGCGCATATCGGCGGTGCTGGGCAGTCAGCAGAAACGGTTGCGGGCGCTTGCCACCCCGGCAGACATTTACGTGATCAACCGGGACAATGTGGCGTGGCTTGTGGATTATTTCAAAAATGCGTGGCCGTTCGACATGGTGGTGCTGGACGAAAGCAGCAGCTTTAAGAACAGCCAGAGCAAGCGGTTTAAGGCGTTAAAGCTGGTACGGAGCCGGATCAACCGTCTGGTGGAACTGACCGGCACCCCCGCCTCCAACGGGCTGATCGACCTGTGGGCGCAGATATACCTGCTGGACGGCGGCGCAAGGCTGGGCAGAACGCTGGGGCAGTACCGTGAACGGTTTTTCGACCCGGACAAGCGGAGCCGCACACAGATTTTTTCCTACACACCAAAGGACGGCAGCATGGAGTACATACAGCAGGCCATCGGGGATATATGCGTAAGCATGAAAGCCGAGGACTATTTGAACCTGCCGGATCGAATGTTCGATGATGTACCCGTGGTGCTGGACGATAAAACACGGAAAGCCTACCGGCAGTTGGAGCGTGACCTGCTGCTGGAACTGGACGAGGGGCAGATTACCGCCGCCTCGGCCGGGGTGCTGACCGGCAAACTGTTACAGCTTTGCAACGGGGCGGTGTATGACAGTGAGAAACGGCCGCTTGCGATCCACAACTGCAAGGTGGAGGCGTTTCTTGAGGTGCTGGAACAGCTGAACGGGCAGCACTGCCTGGTGTTTTATAACTTCCAGCATGACCGCGACCGCCTGCTTGCGGCGCTTGAACCGCTGGGGCTGCGTGTGCGGGTGTACCAGAACGCCGCAGACGAGGACGCATGGAACGCTGGGGAAATTGACGTACTACTGGCACACCCCGCAAGCTGCGCCTACGGACTGAACCTCCAGAATGGCGGGCATCACATTGTGTGGTTTGGCCTTACCTGGTCACTGGAGCAGTACGAGCAGGCAAATAAGCGGCTGCACCGGCAGGGACAGCGGCACCCGGTCATCGTCCACCACCTTGTGGTGCAGGGCGGCATGGACGAGGACGTAATAGACAGCCTGCGGGCAAAGGGCGATACGCAGGAGGCGTTGATGGCCGCATTAAAAGCAAGGATTAAGAAAGCGAGGGAAACTGCGGTATGAGTGAAAAAGTAAATCCCGCCGTTATGCTGAACGGCGATCAGGTATATCTGGACGAACTGATCCGGGAAAACGCGAGGCTGACCGTTATGCAGGAGGCTTTCCGTGTGCGGATCGCGGAACTGGAACAGCAGATTGAGGATCAGGCGGCGAATATTGCCAGTCTGGAGGCGCATTCCTACGCACGGGAAAGCGCGGACGATCTGCGGCATTACAAAAGCCTGCTGAAAAAGGCGGTGAACAACCTGCATTTTGTTATGGCTGGCGGCGACCCCTGCATGGTGTGCGCCAAAAAGTGCATGATGGGCGAGGGAAACTGCCGGCCGGTTTGGACGGGGGAAAAGGAAATATGACGTTAAAGGAGCTTTCCCAGTTGTACTATCTGAACCGGGAAATTGAACGCGACAAGGCGCGGCTTGACGAGTTGTATTCTAAAGCTGCTGGTTGCACCCAGACCATAACGGGGATGCCCCACGTTCCCGGTGTAACGGACAAGGTGGGCAAGTACGCCGCCGAAATTGCCGATCTGCGGGGTATCATTGAGGCGAATATCCAGCGGTGCTTTTACGAATTGAACCGGCTGAACCGCTTTATTGAGAACGTAGACGATGCACAAATGCGCATGATCCTGTCCCTGCGGTTTGTGAACGGGCTAACCTGGCGGCAGGTTGCGCACAGTATCGGCGGGGGCAATACGGAGGACAGTGTGCGCAAGGCCTGCCAGCGGTTTTTGCAGGAACAGGACGCAGAAAATTAAAGTTGTCCGTTTTGTCCGGTTTAGATGTGCTATAATGGCATAGGTGGAATTAGGCTTGATTATTCCTCCTTTGTGGCATGGGGCGGTGCGCGTTCAAAGGCGCACCGCCCTGCTTTATCTTATTTTTGTTATGAGGTGGTGATCTTGGCAGATAAGTTGACGCCAAAACAGCGGCGGTTTACGCAGGAGTTTACAATAGACCATAATGCGACACAGGCCGCGATCCGTGCTGGGTACAGCCCTAAAACGGCAGGCGCAATAGGCGCTGAAAACTTAAAAAAACCTCAAATTGATGCCGAAATCAAGCGGATCGAAAGCGCAACCGTGCAGAAACTGGAAATCACACGGGAACGAATTGCGCAGGAATTGGCGGAGATTGCGTTTGCCAAAGCAACGGACTATGTGAGCGTGGAAACCGAACCGGCGCCGCGCCTGATCATTCACCCGCTGACCGGGGAACCCGTGACCATTCCGGGCGGCTTTTGCCAGACGGTGCGGATCACAGATACCGCAGGACTGGCAGAGGACAAAAAAGCCGCTATTGCGTCTATCAAGCAGGGCGCAAACGGTATTGAGCTAAAGACCCACGACAAGGTGCGGGCATTGGAAATGCTGGGCAAAATGCTGGGTATGTTCGACAGCCGCGAGGCGCCGGCAGAACAGGAAAACAACCTGTTTGACGCTATCGTGGGCAGTATGGAGGAGGTGCTGGATACGGATGATTTACCAGAAGTTGAGCAAGCGGCAGCTGCTGGCGATGACGTGGTGGAACCGTCCGGCGTTTCGGAACCTTGACGGCATTATTTGCGATGGCTCTATCCGCTCCGGCAAAACCGTGTCCATGTCAGTGGGCTTTGTCCTGTGGGCAATGGCGCAGTTTGACGGCGCCGTGTTCGCTATCTGCGGCAAGACCATTGAAAGCCTGCGGCGTAACGTGATCATGCAGCTGCCCACATGGCTGGAGGGCATAGTAAGCATAAAAGAACGCCGGAACGAAAACCGGCTGATCGTGACGGTTAACGGCAGATCAAACAGCTTTTACCTGTTTGGCGGCAGGGACGAGAGCAGCTACACGCTGATCCAGGGCATTACCCTTGCCGGGGTGCTGTTTGACGAGGTTGCCCTTATGCCCCGCAGCTTTGTAGAGCAGGCTCTGGCGCGTTGCAGTGTGGATGGCAGCAAATTCTGGTTTAACTGCAACCCGGAGGGGCCGGGGCATTGGTTTTATACCGAATGGGTACAGAAAGCCGCAGACCGGCACATTTTGCACCTGCATTTTACTATGGACGATAATTTGAGCCTGTCCGCGTCAATCAAAAGCCGATACGAGGCGATGTATAGCGGCGTTTTCTACGACCGATACATCCGGGGGCTTTGGGTTGTCGCGGAGGGCCTTATTTATACCTGCTTTAACCCCAAATTGCACGTTGTCCCGGCGCAGGAGCGGGCATACGACAAGTATTATATCTCCTGCGACTACGGCACCATAAACCCCACCAGCATGGGGCTGTGGGGCCGTGCAGGCGGCAAGTGGTACAGGATTGCAGAGTACTACTTTGACAGCCGCCGCGAAAGCCGCCAGCAAACAGACGCTGAATATTATGAGCAGCTGTGCAAGCTGGCGGGCAACCGTAAAATACATTCTGTGATCGTTGACCCGTCCGCTGCATCGTTCATTGAAACGATACGGCGCGGCGGGCGTTTTCGTGTGGAGCCTGCGTCCAACGCGGTGCTGGATGGCATCCGGGACGTGTCCACGCAGTTGCAGCTGGGCAACTTGTTTATAAACGACTGCTGCCGGGACTGCATACGGGAGTTTGGTCTTTACCGCTGGGACGAAAAGGCGGCAAGCGACAAGCCCCTCAAGGTGGACGATCACAGCATGGACGATCTGCGCTATTTTGTGCATACGGCGTTTGCACCGCCGCGTTTCAGTTTTTAGGAGGTGAGCATACTTGCAGACGTTATATTTTCCCGTGGACGACCTGCCGACACGGGGCGCGGCCGGGCGCATGACCGACAAGCGTTTTTTGGAGCAGGAAATCGGCAGATGGCTTGCCTCTGACGAACGCGCCCGCCAGATTGCAGGCGAGGCGTACTACGAGGGCGTGCAGGATATTCTGCGCCGCCAGCGTACTGTCATTGACGAAAACGGCAAGCTCAAGGCGGTGGAGCATCTGCCAAACAACCGCTTGATTGATAACCAGTTTGCCAAAATGGTGGATCAGAAAACAAACTACCTGCTGGGCAAGCCGTTTTCATTCGACACCGAAAGCGACGCCTACGGCGAGGCGCTTTCCAGCGTGTTTACCCGCAAGGTAAAGCGCATGATCCGCATTGTGGGTGAAAACGCCTACACAGGCGGCAAGGCATGGGTATATCCTTACTACGATCAGCAGGGCAAGCTGGCGTTTACCCACTTCCCCGCCTACGAGGTGCTGCCGTTCTGGGCAGACAACGAACACACCGATCTGGACTGCGCCGTGCGCCTTTATCCTGTGACCGTCTACGACGCCACCGGCGAGGCGCAGGTGGTCAACAAGGTGGAAGTATTCCACGGCGGCGGCATTGACCGCTTTGTGTGGGAGGACGGTATCCTGTCCCCCGACCCAGACGCACCGTCCACCAGCCATGCGGTTGTGGTGGTAGACGGCAAAGAAAAGCCCTACAACTGGGAGCGTATGCCGCTGGTATGCTTTAAGGCGAACCACCGCGAAACGCCCCTCCTGCGCCGTGTGAAGTGCTTGCAGGACGCGCTCAACCTTATGCTTTCCAACTTTGTAAACAGCATGGAGGAGGACGTGCGCAACACGGTGCTGGTGATCCATAACTACGATGGCGAGGATTTAGGCGAGTTTCGGCGCAACCTTGCCACCTATGGCGCCATTAAGGTGCGCAGCTATGACGGCAGGGACGGCAGCGTGGAAACGCTGGAGATCGCTGTCAACGCGGAAAACTTCAAAACCGTGCTTGATCTGCTGAAAAACGCGATCATTGAAAACGCACGGGGGTTTGACGCAAAGGACGAACGGCTGAACGGCTCCCCCAACCAGCTGAATATCCAGAGTATGTACAGCGACATCGACCTGGACGCCAACGAAACGGAAACGGAATTTCAGGCGGCGTTTGAGGAGCTTTTGTGGTTTGTCAACCAGTACCTTGCCAATACGGGCGCCGGCGCGTTCGACGCCGAGGACGTTTCCGTTATTTTCGACCGGGATATTTTGATCAACGAAAGCGAGACCATTGACAACTGCGTGAAATCCGAGGGCATCCTGTCTAAAGAAACAGTTGTTAAGGCGCACCCGTGGGTGGACGATCCGCAGAAAGAACTGGAACGGTTAAAGCAGGAGGAACAGGACGCCGTTGCCGCTGACTCCTACCGCGCCGCCTTTGTGAACAACCGCACGGCTGTAACCGGCGCCGGCACGGAGGGCGGTGAACCGGATGGCGACGAATAACGCAGAATACTGGGCGCGGCGCATGAAACTGCTGGAGGAGGCGCTTGCCGATCAGGGCTTTGACTACGTGCAGAACCTTGAAAAGCAGTTTGACCGCGCTATTGCCCAGATCGAAAAGGAAACCGCCGCGTGGTATCAGCGGTTTGCCGATAACAACGGCATTACCTACGCCCAGGCACGCAAGTGGCTGGCGGCTGACGAACTGCAAGAGTTTCATTGGACGGTTGAGGAATATATCCAGTACGCCCAGGACAATGAGCTGTCCGGGCAATGGATCAGGCAGTTGGAAAATGCATCCGCAAAGGTGCATATATCCCGCCTTGATGCCCTGAAACTGGAACTGCAACAGCAGGTTGAACGGCTGGCGGGCGGGCAGCTGGACGGCATAGACGCGCTTGCACGGCGCATTTATACCGAGGGATACTACAAAACCGCCTTTGAGATCCAGCGCGGCATGGGCGTGGGCTGGACGCTCCACGCGCTGAATGAGGACACCATCGCCAAAGTGCTGTCCCGTCCCTGGACAACGGATGGGCAGACGTTCCGGGATCGGGTATGGACGAATAAAACCGCGCTGTTAAGCAGCGTAAACCAGCACCTGACCCAGATGATCATACGCGGCGAAAACCCCCGGAAAACCATTGACGCCCTTGCCCACGATATGGGCGTGTCCAAAAGCAAGGCGGGGCGGCTGGTTATGACGGAAAGCGCCTATTTTTCCTCTGCCGCGCAAAAAGACTGTTTCAACACGCTGGGCGTGGAGCAGTTTGTGGTTGTCGCTACCCTGGACAAAGACACCTGCGACATTTGCAGCGACATGGACGGCAAGGTGTTCAAAATGAGCGAATACGCGGAGGGGCTGACCGCCCCGCCGTACCATCCCTGGTGCCGCTGCTGCACCGCCCCGTGGTATGAAGATATGCAGACCCTCGGCGCCCGCGCCGCAAAGGGCGAGGACAACCAGACATTTTATGTGCCGCGTGATATGACATATAAAAGCTGGATGGCGCAGGCGGTGCAGGCTGCGCCGACCGCCAACAGCGGCGGCTCAACGTTGAATAATTCACAAAACCCTGTTACAATAACAGACATAGTGGAACGCGCCACGGGCGCAAAGAAAAGTACGCCGCTTGACCTGCAAACGGCCGTACAGGGTGCAAACCCCAACTACACCACAGGCGGCAGACCGTACCATGTGAATTGCCAGAGGTGTGTGCCTACCTACGAAATGCGGCGGCGCGGCTATGACGTGATCGCAAAGCCAAAACCCGCCGCAAACAATACAGTTGCGTGGGGATCGGAGCCTTTTGCAGACAGCGCAGGCAACCCCGTTTCTTATACGTTTTTCCAGACGGAGGCGCAGGTCAAGCAGGAGCTGCAAAACGCCCCGGATGGCGCACGGTACGGCATTTATGTGGCGTGGCAGGGCGGCGATGCCCACGTCTTTGTTGCTGAAAAGCAGGGCGGCGTGGTGCGATACATTGACCCGCAACCGGGAAACCTTGACGCATCCGGCTACTTTGCGCAGGGCATACCGGGGCAGTTTGGTTATTTGCGTATGGATAACCTGGACATTACCGCAGATGAAAGCATTTTACAGGCTACTATGGAGGTGAAACAGCCGTGATTACCATTGCAGAGGCAAAGAAACTGGCGGCAGGATCGTACAACGAATACCCGATCCGTGAGATCCTTGACATTGGCGACCGCTGGGCGTTTCGGTATGATTCCGGCGTCCCTCCCGTTCCCGGCGTTCCTACGGTAACGGTGGACAAAGAAACCGGCGAGGTGGAATGGCTGACCGTTCCCCCACTTGAAAATCTTGCGCTGCTGAACGCGGGCAAGGTTGTGACCGAACAGGGGGACTGATCCATGAAATACCTGGTTAAGACGATACGCGGCACAGATTGCGCGGTGTACGCCATTGTACACCACAGCCGTTTGCCTGTGGGAACAGCTACCCCGCAAATTGAAATATACGAAAACCGCAGCGAGGTCAAAACCGTGGGCAGCAAGCGCATACAGCACAGATCCCGTTGCTTTTCCATCGTGATAGGCACTGACCCGGAAATGGACGGCGGCATAACGGAGGAAACGCTGCGCGGACTGACCCATTTTGATCTTGATATGCGATTGCAGCGCAAGGATGGCGTATATGCGCCATTTTCCATATACGGTGTAGTGGACGTGGATATAAGCCCCGGCAAGTGGGTGTTTTCCGTGGACGATCCCGAAACCGTGCAAAGGCTTTTAGCATTTTAACTGCATAGTAACATTGTTGAACAGGCACCACGCCATATACGGCGCGGTGCTTTTTCATACCCAAAAATACCGCTGGCACAGCGGAATACAAGCAGTGCGCCGCAGTGCTGGGACTGGCCAGCATAAAAAGGACAGCGGCAGAAAAGGAGGACATTATGGCATTGGAATGGCTGAAAACAATCCTGGGCAACGGGTACACAGAGGACATTGAAAGCAAGATCGCGCAGGAAATCGGGAAAGGCTTTGTTGCCAAAGCCGATTTTAACGCAATCAAGACCCAGCAGAAAAAGCTGGAGGATGACCTGAAAAACCGTGATACCCAGCTGGAGGAACTGAAAAAGGCCACCGGCACGGCGGAGGAGCTGACCGCGCAGATCGCCGCCTTGCAGGAACAGAACAGAAAAGATAAACAGGCGCATGAGGCAGAGGTTGCCCGTATCAGGCTGGACGCCGCCGTGGACAAGGCTTTGACGGACAGCGGAGCGCGTAACAACATTGCCGTAAAGGCATTGCTGGCGGCGTTCCTGAAAGACGCCAAAGTGGGTGAGGGCGGCTCTGTAAAGGGGCTTGCAGCTGAAATTGAAACCCTTGCCAAAGGTGAAAACACCTCTTTCCTGTTCGACAACACCAAAGGCGCGATAATTAAGGGCATGAAACCCGGCGAGGCCGGCGATGGCGCCGGGTATGGGGGCGAGGTCAACCCCTTTGCCGCAAAAACTTTTGACCTTGAGGCACAGGGCAAGCTGTTCCGTGAAAAGCCGGACGTTGCCCGCGCTCTTGCAAAACAGGCCGGCGTAAAATTTGTGTAAATCTGAAAGTGAGGTAATTTACTATGGCAAAAACCAGTATTGCTGACGTGATCGTGCCGGAGATTTTCGCGGCTTACGTCATTAAGCAGACCAAAGAACTGTCCGCGCTGATCCAGAGCGGCATCGCGGTGCAGAATGATAAACTTGACGACCTGGTAACGCAGGGCGGCAAGCTGATCAATATGCCGTTCTGGGCGCCTATTACCGGGGATGATGAGGTGCTGTCCGACAGCGCCGCGCTGACCCCTGCAAAGATCACCGCGTCCCAGGACGTTGCCGCCCTGCTCATCCGTGGCAAGGCGTGGAGCGCGAACGAACTGGCCGGCGCACTGGCCGGCAGCTCCCCTATGGCGGCTATTGGCGCGCAGGTTGCCGGTTGGTGGGCGCGTAAGGAGCAGGCGGTGCTGATCTCTATCCTTAACGGCATTTTCGGCTCCGCGCTTGCTGCTACCCATGTGAACGACATCAGCGCAGGCTCCGGCGAGGCGGCTGTTATCAGCGGCAACGCGATCCTTGACACAAAGCAGCTGCTTGGTGACGCTGCGGAGCAGTTTACCGCCATTGCTATGCACAGCGCGGTGTACACTACCCTCCAGAAACAGAACCTGATCGCCTTTATCCCCAACGCCAGGGGCGAGGTGGACTTCCCCACCTATCTGGGCTACCGCGTGATTGTTGATGACGGCTGCCCGGTCAGCGATGGCGTGTACAACACTTATCTGTTTGGCGCAGGCAGCTTTGGACGCGGCGATGGCGTACCTGTCGATCTTACCCCTGTGGAAACTGACCGCGACAGCCTTGCCTCCGACGACATCCTGATCAACCGCCGCGCCTTTGTGCTGCACCCGTTTGGTGTGAAGTTTACCAACAACACCGTAACCGGCGCAACGCCTACCAACGCGGAGCTGGCAACCGCCGCCAACTGGGAGAAGGTCTACGAGGATAAGGCCATCGGTCTTGCGCTGCTCAAGCATAAGATCGCGTAAGGGAGGGCTGCTGTATGGGACTTTCCGCTTTTAACCGCGCCCGTGAACAGCGGGCGCAGCAGGCGGCTGTGGCTGACAAAGAGGCGCAGAAAAAGCGGGCCGCAAAGGAAAAGGCAGACAAAGCCGCCGCAGGCGCCGCCAGTGAGCTGATCGCCGCAATCGACGCCGAAAACCCGGACACCGTAAGTGTGGTGGGGGCGCGTGTGTCCTATAACGCGCTGACCGCCGAACAGTCCGCGCTTGTGGAGAATGCTGACGCGCTGGTGCAGGCAGAGAAAGCCCTGCTCAAGTGTCTTGTTAGCAGCACGGAGGACAACGCAAAGCCCTCCGGCAAAAAGAAACAGGCGCAGGAACAGTAACCCGTCAAACGCCTCCCCCATTCAGGCATAGACACGAACAGGAGGGCGCAATATGGAAATCTATGACAATGTTGTGATCCGCCTCGCAATGCTGGGGTATGAGGTCACAGACGCAGACCAGCCCGCCGTGCTGTATCAGATCAGCCGCGCGGAGTGGTACATCAAAAACAACACCAACCTGCTGGAAGTCCCGGAGGGGCTTTTCGGCGTGTGGGTGGATATGGCGGCGGGATCGTTTCTCTATGATTGCAAGGCAACGGGAAAGCTGGGCGAGAACTTTGACTTTTCCGCGCCTGCAAAGTCTATCAGCGAGGGCGACACGTCCGTAACCTTTGCCGGCGCCAGCGATGGGGCGGTCACGCCGGAGGCGCGCTTTGACGCGCTGCTGGCGCGCATGATCAACCCGCCGCAGGACGAACTGGCGGCATACAGGAGGATGAAATGGTGAACGCATATCGTAAGGCGCTGCAAAGCCTCTGGACGGGCGTTTGTACGGTGTACGTCCGTGTACCCTCCCCCACCCCCGATCCCGCCACAGGGCGCACCGTGTGGGCTGTGGAGGCGGTTGCGGAGGCTGTGCCGTGCCGCTTGTCATTTGAAACGCTGTCGGAAACACAGGACGAAAGCAGCGCGGCAAAGGTCACGCAGTCCGTCAAGCTGTTTCTTGATCCCGCCGTGCCGCTACCGGCCGGCAGCAAGCTGACCGTCACGCAAAACGGCGTGACAGGCGAATACGTCCAGAGCGGCGAGGCGGCGGTGTATTCCAACCACAAAGAGGTGCCGCTGGAACTGTTTGAAAGGTGGGCGTGATATGGCTACATGGGGCAGCGCCGACTACCGGCAACTGGAACGGCTGCGGGAAAACCTCGCAAAACTGCAAGGCGCGGACATGGACAAGTTTTGTACGGACGTGTCCCGCGAACTTGCGGGGCGGCTGAAAACCCTTGTCATACCTCGTACACGTACACCTGTGGGACGCAAGCCCACCCTTGAACAGCTGGGCGGCAAAGAGGCAAAAGCAACCGTTAAAACGAAACTGCGGGACGCGCAGGGCAGATTGAGGACGCGATCCTTTTTGTCGCGTGAGGGCGCGATCCTGCAACAATACTGGTCTGGCTACATGGGCGGCACTTTGCGGCGCGGCTGGACGGCAAAGAACGAGGAGGCTGCGGCAAAGCCCGGAGGGGGCATGACCGCCAAAGCCTACGCCCAGACGCTGCCTGTCACAAAGGCGGGCGGCATGTACCAGATCACCGTAATAAACCCGGTCAAATACGCCAGCTACGTAGAGTTTGGACACCGGCAGAAACCTGGGCGGTATGTGCCGCAGATCGGAAAACGGCTCAAACGCGGCTGGGTGCCGGGGAAATATATGCTCACCCTGTCGGAAAAGGACTTGCAGACCATCGCGCCGGGACTGCTTGAGAAACGGCTGGACGCATTTTTACGGGAGGTGTTCAATGGCACAAATTGATACACAGGCAATTATCGATGCCTTAACCCTAAAGCTGCGGACGGAATACCCGGACGCAGTGATCGACGACGAGGATGCGCCGCAGGGCATACGCCCCGGCGCAATCCTTGTAAACCTGACGAACGCGGGGCAGTCACAGCTGAACCCCCACCGTTTCCACCGAACGCCGCAGTTTGACGTGCTGTATTTTTCGGATGACAGCAACGCCGAGTGCGCCGCCGTGGCAGATAACCTTTGCACGGTGCTGGACACCATCACCACACCGGGCGGGGATATTCTGCACGGCAGCGGCATGACGTGGAGCATTGAGGACTTTGTGCTGCACTTCCTTGTCAGTTACAACCACAACGTGATCCGCCCGAACGAGCAGATCACAATGGAAACTTTGGATTTTCAGGAGGAGGGACGTTAAGCAATGGCAACCAAAACCCCGGATGAGGTCAAACATGCCGCTGCCGCTGCGGCAGAGCCGGAATACAGCAAACAGCAGCTTTTGACCTCCCACCGTTACGCCCACAGGCGGGACTTGATCGGCGCCCTGCTGGTGGACGGAAAGACCTACACCATTAAAGGCGTAGACAAGCTGATCAAAGACTACGATGAAAAGGAGATGTAAATATGGCATACGGCGGCGGCACCTGGCTGACCCAGAACAAGGTTTTGCCCGGTGCGTATATCAATTTTACCAGCGTATCCAAAGCATCTGCTACCCTGTCGGATCGCGGCGTTGCCGCTATTCCCCTGCCGCTGGCATGGGGCCCGGAGGGTACGGTGTTTGAAGTTACAAACGGCGACCTGCAAAAGAACAGCATGGATATTTTCGGCTATTCCTATATGGACGATGCCATGCTCCCGCTGCGCGAGCTTTTCCTGTACGCCAAAACCGCGTACCTGTACCGCCTGACTGGCACCACCACAAAAGCCGTTGCCCAGCTGGGCAGCGCGACTTTTGCCACGGCAAAGTACGGCGGCAGCAGGGGCAACGCCATGAGGCTGGTTATCAGTGCAAACGTGGACACTCCCAGTGCGTTTGATGTAAAAATTTACATGGGGGACACGCTGGTGGACGAACAGATCGGCGTTGCTACTGCGGCTGATCTGGTCAATTCCAACTTTGCCACGTTCAACCCAGACGCGACCCTTGAAGTCACGGCCGGCGTAAACTTCACGGGCGGCGGCGACGGCACGATCAGCGGCACGGCGTGGCAGGCTGCGCTGGATGCGTTCGAGGCGTACAGCTTTAACACGTTGGGCTGTCCTACGGACGACGAAACCACCAAAGGGCTGTTTGTCCAGTATACAAAGCGTATGCGCGATGAGGTGGGCGCGAAATTCCAGCTTGTGGGGCATAAAATCCCTAATGCCGACTACGAGGGTGTTATTTCCGTAGAAAACGATGTCAGCGGCTACCCGGACAGCGTTCTGGGCATGGGTGCCTTTGGGCTGGTCTACTGGATGACCGGCGCGGAGGCGGGCTGCGAGGTCAACCGTTCCTGCACCAATAGGCAGTATGACGGCGAGCTGACCGTAAACACGGATTACACCCAGAAACAGCTGGAGGACGCAATCAAGGGCGGCAAGCTGATTTTGCACAACGCCAACGGCGTGGTACGCATTCTGGACGACATCAACACGCTGCTGACCCTGACCGACACAAAGGGCGAGGTGTTCCAGGCAAACCAGACCATCCGCGTCTGCGACCAGATCGCAAACGACACGGCGGTGTTGTTCAACACCCGCTACCTGGGTGTTGTGCCGAACGACGCCAGCGGGCGCATGAGCCTGTGGGCTGACATCTGCAAGCTCATTCAGGAATTGGAACGCCTCCGCGCTGTGGAGGACTTCGACACGTCCACCCTGACCGTGGAACAGGGCGACACCAAAAAGGCGGTTGTCGCTACCCTGCAAAACCTGAACATTGTAAACGCTATGGCGCAGCTGTATATGAGCGTCATTATCATGTAAGGGAGGGATCGACTTATGGCAAACGCTGTAATGAACGCGCTGGACGCATTGCAGGGATCGATGGCAGAGTGCTTTCTGACCACCGAGGACGGCCGGCGTTATAACTTCATGCAGATTTACAAAATGGAGGTGAAAATGGACATCACCTCCAAAGAGCTGCCTATCCTGGGCAAGACCGGCAAGGGCAACCGCTCTACCGGCTGGAAAGGCACCTTTTCCGGCACGGCGCATTACAACCAGTCCGTGCTGCGCCAGATGATGCTCCAGTATAAGAACACCGGCAAGCTGCCCGCATTCGATATGCAGATCGCAAACGACGACCCCGCCAGCGCGGCGGGCAGGCAGACGGCGATCTTTTACCAGTGCCTGATCAAAGGCGGTATTCTGGCAAAGTTTGACGCAAGCGAGGACACGCTGGAGGAGGACATCGAGGGCACTTTTGAGGACTTTGACCTGCCGGAAGTGTTCGCGCTGCTGCCCGGTATGAACTAACACCAACCAACACCCATAAAGGAGGACAAGAACAATGGCAAGATCGCTTAGTGCATTTATGGCTGACGCTGTGGAAAAGGTGGAAAACGTCCTTTACCCGGCGTCCACCCGTATTAAAGACCCCGAAACTGGGGAGCCGATGATGTGGGAAATCTGCGCTATTTCCGCAAGCGAAAACGCGCAGATCAGAAAGTCCTGCATGAAAACCATCCCCGCCCCCGGCGGGCGCAAGGGGCAGTTTACGCAGGAGTTTGACGGCAACGCCTACCAGGCAAAGATCGCGGAGCGCTGCACCGTGTTCCCCGACCTGAACGACGCCGCTTTGCAGGACAGCTACAAGGCGATGGGCGCCGAAAAGCTGATCACCACCATGCTGACCCCCGGCGAGTTTGAGGACTACAGCGCAAAGGTGCTGGAGGTCAACGGTTTTCAGAATGTGCAGGATCTGGTTGACGAGGCAAAAAACTGATAGAGGGCGGCGACCCGGAGGCATATTACGCCTACTACTGCCTGCACAAATTCCACTGGGCACCGTCCGTTTTCCTTGCCTTTTCCCCAGAGGAGCAGGCATTTATCATTGCCGCTGTTGACCTGCGCATTGAGGCAGAAAAGAAAGCCGCGAAAAAGGCAAAAGGCTGACGCGCGCCGTAAGCGAAACCGCGACCGGCGCGTGTCTGCGGCTCTGCCCGCCCGTCACGGCAAAATTAACAAAATGTTCACTTTTTAAGCCTTGACAAATAGGGG